GCATACAGACAACGCCGACGTTGCTAAAGAGATTGCGAAGGACCACTTGACCGAAGACCCGCACTATTACGCGACTCTTCAAAAGGGTTGGGACTGGTCTCGCGGTTCCGTGCAAGAACACGGCGGCAAATACTGGATTGAAGTTGACGGACATCGGGTCTTCGATTTCCCAGATAAGGTATTGGCTCAACGTATGTTGGATCGGCTTAACAACAAAGCGGGGCACAGCAAAGCCGGGGCAACCCGTCTTAGTAGTGCGGCACAAACCGCGACAAATGCGGCGGGCTCTTTTCGCGGGGAACGCTCACGACAGAATAACGAGTTATCGCGGGCTGAATCGGTAGCGCGTGCGGCGATCTCCGCTTCTTTGCAAGACAATCGCGCCTCCGCGAAGATGTATCACAAAGAGGCCGCGGAAGCATTCAACAAAGCCGCCGCCTACGAAACGGACATGGGCTACAAAGAATTCGCGGCGGTACTCTCCGCAGCCACCAAAGCGCATCAGGCCGCTTATGACTACCGTGTAGCGTGGTCGGAAACCAACGAGAAAAATATGGGTGACTCGATTCATAAGAGTCTGAAGAAGGGCGTCCTCTACGGCACGGACGATGACGAAATGTCCGCGACGTTCGTCCTCTCCACCGCTGCGGACGACCGCGACGGCGAGACTGTGGACCCTGAAGGCGGCGACTTTACGGAGTACAGCCGCAACCCGGTCGTGGCCTTCAATCACGATACGGACGATTTTCCTATTGGAACCTCCGCAGACCGCGAAGGCAAAGTTGCAATCTGGGTCGATGACGTTACGCTTGGCGGCGAGACGAAGCGGGCACTGCTCGGTAAGTGCTACTTCTCCAAGGCGAACCCGAAAGGCCGTCTCTCTTATGAGATGGTCAAGGAAGGCACGTTGCGAGGATGCTCTATCAGCTTCCTGCCGACTGGGGACGTTAGCAAAAACTCGAACGGCGGCAACCATTACGGCTCTTGGAAGCTGCTCGAATGGTCTATCTGCCCTATCGGCAGCAACCCGGACGCGGTGACGTTGAAGAAGCTGAAGCGACTGAAGCCGTTCCAGAAGGCCTTCTACGTCGGCGATGAAGTTACCGCAGACGGCGAGCGGGCGAAAATCGAGCGGGTCCGCGAAGGGGAAGACGGTAAAGAGTATTTCGTCCGTCTCATCGACGATCCGGAGCTAACGGACTGGCTGGAGTGGTGGCAGATTTCTAAGGCTCTGGTCTCCAAGGGTGCAGATATCATTCCGTATTCTCCGAGTCTGAAGATAACTAATATCGCACAGCTTCCGCGCGGTACGGGGGCTAAGTATCTGGAAGTTCTCGATAATGGCGACGGAACTTTAATCGCGGTTCAATGGCGGCGGAAGGGGGAGCAAGCGGCCCCCGGACATAAGCTAGTTGAATTCAGCCGGGGCAAATCAATGCACAAACTATACACCAAAACGCTCTCCAACGGCAAACGCGCGGGCTGGGTCCATAAGGCGGCGGAGGGTCCTCTCGACGAAGAGACGCAGGCCCACATCGAGGAGATGGGCCTTGACGACGTGCGGATCGAAGACGAGGCTCCGCCTCCTTCGGAAGGTTACGAGGAACAGAAAGCATACGAACCGCGACAGGTTGACGGGAAGTGGTGGGTAATGGACGGCGGCACCAAAATCGCGGGACCGTATGACACGGAAAACGGGGCGCGGGCCAGTATCATTGAACTCGATACGCCCGACTACAAATCGATGGACGGCGACAGCGAGAACGAACTCTCCGAACTCAAGCGCATTAAGTCCGATCTGGAGGACGCGGTTCTTCAGGAAGTGCCGAAGCTGGCGGACGCCGATGAAGAGACCGTGGACATGTGCGCCAAGAGCATTTCCGGCGACCCTTCGCTGGTCGCGCGGGCGAAGCGACTTGTTATGAAGAAGGTTGATGTCCAGCAAGAATCACCGGGTCTCATAGGCTTGATCCAGGGGAAAGAAGCCTTCTCCGTGTTCAAAGACAATCGCCGTGTGGCAGGACCGTTTGGCACTCGCCAAGAAGCTATCGACGCGCGGCGGCGATTGCTTTCTGAAAACCCAGACTGGACGAAGCGACTGCAAGTGAAATCCTGCGACACCGGTCCTGTCGGTTACCGCGCCCTGAAGACGTGGCTGAAGGCCATCGAAGATGAACTGCCGAACATCGAACAGACCGACGTTCTGAAGGCGGCAAACTCCGCGACGAAGCTCCTGAAGCAGGCCATGAAGCGAGCGTACAAAGAACTGGCCAACGGCGAAGAGGATTCTTCGTTGCCGGAGGATGACGATGCGGGGGATATCGAAGTTGACGAAATCACAGAGAAGGCCGCGAACCCGGAAGGCTGGGATACAAGCCTGCAAGCTATGGTTCGCAACATCAAGGAGTATATCAAGCGCGCTCGTAGACAAGGCACGACCGGAATGAGCCGGGGCAATCTTCGGCAGGTCGTTAGTACTGACGGCCTTACCATTCCTCCGGCGTTCTTCGATAAACTGCTGGACGCCGCTATCGAGCAGGCGGGGGTAGGTAGTTTCATTACGGGCAAATCGGCATCACAAGGCGTCAGCAAGCGGCTCTCTAAGTCCGACCGGATGAAACTTAAAGACGTGATGGATTACCTTGAAGACGTGTCGAACGCTACGGACACGCCGAAGCGGTACAGCGCGGGCATGAAACTGCACGCTCAAAATCTGAAGGCTCTTACCGACGATCCCATGCCGGAAACGGACGAGCCGACGCCGGAGCAAGAGGAAGAAATGGAACTGGCTATGAAAAGCCTTTCCGCAATGAACGACCGTTTAACCGACACGTTTTTCCGACACACCGGAAGACGATTCTAACCTGGGGGATTCTGAATGAGTACCATTAGCGAGGCTATTAGCCTCATGAAATCGGTGGGGAGCCGTGTCGAGAGACTCGAAACGGTTGTTGCGCAGGCGGGCCAATCCCGCGATGCGTCCCAAGAGTTGATCCGCAAAGCACTCGGCGACGGGCGCGGTGCGAAGAATGTCGCCGCGATTGGCTTCGATGGCGCGGCGGAGATGAACCTTCTCAACCTTGGCAGCCCCTCACAGAAGGCCGTGGGCATGGGCAACTTCCTGAAGCACGTTGCCGCCGCGAACGGCAGCGATGTGCTGGGCGTTGACGCCAGCCGTGAACAGGTCGTGAAGGCTCTCGATAAGATGGGCAGCCGCGTGGTCAGCAAAACGGCCTTGGCGGAATCTTCGGGCTTCACCGGCGGCTACACTGTGCCGGTGCAGTTCTACGGCGAGTTGCTTCGACTGATCGCGGAGGAAGCCTTCGTCCGTTCTTCGTGCATGTCGATTCCGATGCAGAGCCGGTCCATTCTGATTCCGGCCCTGAATCAGTCGGGTACGCCCGCGACCGGCACGTCGAGCTTCTTCGGCGGTATCGCTGCTTCGTGGCAACCTGAAGCCGCGACCTACCCGGAGAGTGAGCCGACCTTCCGCCAAGTGGAATTGGTGGCCCGTGATCTGGTCTTCACCTGTGTGGCCTCCAACCAGCTGCTGCAGGATAACGCCGTCGCGCTCGATACCTTGCTGACGACTCTCTTCAAAGAGTCGATGGCGTGGTTCTACGACTGGTATATCCTCAACGGCAACGGCGCGGCTCAGCCGCTCGGCGTGCTGAACGCTCCTGCCACGCTCTCCGAGAGCCGCAGCAGCACCGGCCACGTCAAGCTGGACGATCTCGCCAACATGGTCGGCAAGCTGCTCCTGAACGGCTGGAAGAGTGCGTGTTGGATTATGCATCCCTCCGTGATGCAGGAACTGATCCAGTTGACGAACGGCGCGACGAACAGCCCGTTCCTTGTGTGGGTCAATCCGACGCCGCCGACCGAAGACGGACCGATTGCTCAGAAGCTCCCGACGCGGCTCTTTAACATCCCGGTTTACTGGTCGGAAAAGGTCCCGGTCCTCGGCTCCGCCGGTGACGTGACCCTCGTTGACCTGTCGAAGCAGGTCGTTGGCGACCGACTGGCCCTGCAAATCGACACCAGCAAGGACATCAAGTTCTTCCAGAACCAAATGGTGTGGCGAATCATCGCCCGCTGGGATTCGCAGCCGTGGATGAATTCCGCTGTTACGATGGCGGGCGGCGGCGGTTATCAGATGTCCTACGCTGTGCAACTCGCGGCTTAATGGAGACGCAATGAACGCAGTGAAGAAGAAATTTGGGGACGGTGTGCGGGAGTTGGCTTTCAACGCCCGCCACTCTGTACGGAAGACGCCGTTGACCCTCGTTACGGGGCAATACGGCGGCTACCTCGTCCCTGAAGAGATGCAGCTACAGATCGATGAAGGCTTTCAGGAGGTCTCCGTTTTCGGAGCAACCGCTTGGAATGTCCCGATGAAGTCTGAGACGCTGCGTCTTCCGCGAGTGGATATTACCGCCTCCCATGCTACGGGCGACTCTCCGCTATTCGGCGGTATGACGATCTCTTGGCAGCCGGAAGCGGTAACTATCAACGAGAGCGAACCGCGATTTGCGGACAACGTGCTGACCGCTCGCAATCTAGAAGTGCTGGTCTACGCCAGCAACCAGCTAGTTGCGGACGGCGGCGAAGCACTCGCGGAGTTTCTCACCTTCACTGTGACCGGCGCGTTAGCCTTTGCCGTGGATTACGCTTGTTTTCGTGGCAACGGTGCCAGCCGCCCTCTGGGCGTGCTGAACAGCCCTGCCACGAAGCAGGTAACGCGGTCGAATGCAAACCACATCAGCCAAGCGGATATCGCTAACATGGTATCCGCTCTGATTCCGGCTTGCTTCGCGCGGGCGGTCTTCTGTTGCAGTGTCGGCGCCCTGGCTGATATCTGCAACCTCTCCAGCTACATGGCGAATCCCGTGCCGTCGGGGCCGCTTGTCGGCTCTTTGTTCGGGAGGCCGCTCTATGTTACGGAGAAGCTACCCGCGCTCGGCACAAGTGGCGATCTCCTTCTAATGGACCCGAAGCTGTACGCTCTCGGATTCCGTTTGTTGGAGATGGCCAAGAGCGATCAAATCCTGTTCTTCACAAATCAAACCGCGTTTCGTTTCATTTGGCGCGGTGATGGGCAACCTCTGGTCAAAGGGACCGCGACTTTGGCCGATGGATCAACGACTGCGGGTGTTTTCGTTACCTTGACCTAAGAGGGAAACTATGTTTACGCAGCTACTCAAAGAGCGCGATTCGCTCCCCAAGCCGATTTTCCCGCAGTCCCTGAATGGTACTTCGGCGACGACCGGCCCGCTCGATATGTCCCTGTTCTCCCGATGTCAACTCATCGGCTCCGTTGGTGCGCTCGGCGCGTCCGGCAATACCGCCGCATACCTTCAGGAGAGCAACGAAGCGAACGGCGCGAATGCCACGAACGTCAGCGGCGGCGCGATTGTCAACATCGCCAGCAGCAACGGGGCCTTCACTATCGAAGTGAACGCCACGCAGCTGACGAAGCGATATGTGCAGGGCGTTATCGGCGTCAGTACCACGGCTTCGCTGGTCTGCGGCTTCCTCGTTGGAACCGAAGGCCGCTACCCGCCGGTTAACAACAACGATAACAGCACCGTCGTGGTACAGCGCATCGTGACTCCGAACCCGTAACCATCTTTTTTCGTAGAGGCTAAAAGATGACTAAGAAGATTTTGCTCGGCCTGCCCCATTACGGGCAGGTCGAGCCCGAAGCGTATTTTGCCGCTCTGACCACGGGCCACGGCGAATACAACATCATGGTGGAGCCAAAGGGCACGTCTCTTCTCGCGAATGGCTTCAACCATCTTTATTGCTCCTTCCTGAACAATAAAGACTATGAATATTTCGCGATGCTCCATGCGGACATTTACCCAGAAGGTAAATGGCTGGATATCCTGGTTGATGAGTTGGAGCGGTATCACGGCGACGTTATACACGCCGTGGTAGCTATCAAAGACAATCGCGGCCTAACCTCCACGGCTGTTGGCGATATGCACAATCCTTGGGAGGCGCGGCGGCTAACGCTGGCGGAGGTCCGCAACCTGCCAGCGGTCTTCGACGTGGACGACTGCCAGAAAGCATTGCAGGGACCGTGGCCTTCAAATGCCTCGTTGCTGCCGAACACCGGCTGCCTGCTTATCAAGAAGGCTAAATGGTGTTACGACTTCCCTGGATTCACAATCACCGACCGTATCATCAAAAGCGGCTCACAGTACGTTCCGGCGGTCGAATCCGAAGACTGGCAACTAGGCCGCTGGGCCGCGCGTAACA